CAACTCTGCACGGTCCTCGACCGCTCGTTTTTCACGACCCCCGTTTGACACGGCCCTCGGAGTCAATGGCTCCGAAAATCAAGAAATCAAGTTGGGGAGGTCCGCGCCCCGGTGCCGGCCGACCGCGAAAAGACCCCCAAGCAGCGGCCTTCGAAGGCGCCGAGCACTCCCGCGAGCGCTCCTTGATTGTCATGAATACCTACGAGCCCAAGCGCGAACTCGCGCCACGGACTCGCATGGAGCTCATGCAGCGCGCCCGCTGGCTCTACAATAATTTCGGCACTGCCTCCTATCTCATCGAGCATCTTGCCCAGCGCGCCGTCGGGACCGGCATCGTCCCCAAGGCCCGCACCTCCGACACCGCATGGAACCGCCAAGCCGAGCGCGCCTTCGAAGACCGCGCTTGCGGTGATGCGTGGGCTTTCGATGCCAGCGCCCAGGTGAATTTCTACGGTGCGCAATCTCTCATCCTCCGCCAAGTCGCCTGCGACGGCGATTTCTTCGCGCAATTTCTTTCCACCCAAGCAGGCGGCACCCGCGTCCGATTCATCGGCGCCGAGGCGGTCGGATCCACGGCCAACAGCAATGAGCGCGCTTTCGACGGCGTGCTCCTTGACCGATTCAACGCCCCCGTCAGCTATCGCGTCATTACCGACCGGGCCTCTGGAAAATTTCAAGATGTCCCAGCCGCCGACATGCTGCACTTCCGGCACATCCGCCGGGCAGGATACCCCCGTGGAGTCTCGTGGCTGCATAACGCCATCACCAACTGCCACGACCTTGTCGAATATCTCGCCTACGAAAAAGGATCCGCCAAAGCAGGCGCCCAGATCGGATTTGTCGTCACCAGCAACGAAGCCCAAAAGATCGGCCTCGGCGCAGGCAAGATGATCACCGGCCCCAACGGCGAAGATATCAGCACCGAAGCCCTCTACAACGGCACGCTCATCCCCCGCCTCAAGCCCGGAGAGTCCATCCAATCATTCAAAAACGAACACCCTGCCGGAGCCTTCGAGCCATTCATCCGCACCATCATGGGCGAGATCGCCCGAGGCATGGGCCTCCCGCCCGAGGCACTCATGATCTTCGTCGGCAGCGCAGGCACCGAATTTCGCGGCCTCTTGGAAGTCGCCCAAAACTTCCTCGAGCGGCTCCAGCAAATGCTGATCGATCAATTCTGCCGGCCGCTCTGGAAATTCTGGATCTACCAAGAAATCCAAGCCGGGCGTTTACCATACCCTGGAGATGATTGGTGGCGCTGTGAGTTCGTCGCCCCGCGAAAGATCACGGTCGATAACGGCCGCGACGGCCGCCTCTACGCCCAGCTTCTCGACTCCGGTTACATGTCTTGGGAGCGCTACTGCAACCTGCACGGCCTCGATGCCGAAGCCGAAGAGGACGACATCCTCAGCGCCTACATTCGCCGAAAACAAAAATGCGAAGCCCTCGGCCTCAACCTCGGCGAGGTCTTCCCCGCACAAGCCGAAGCGCTCACGCCAACTCAAGCCACTCAACCCGGTTCCGAACCAGCGCAAGGCGAAATGTTTGATATGCAAGCCAAGGAAAAACTCGACGCCATCGGTGCAGCCGTCCGCGCTGGCGTCATCACGCCATCCCGCGAAGTAGAAACCTCCGTCCGCTCCATGCTGTCACTGCCTGTTATGGGCGAGGAAGTCCTCAGCGAGTGGAACGAAAACCCGATCCGATCCCCGATCACTCTTACCAACAGCCTCGCCGCGCCGGACGAGCCGCCACCTCTCCCCGAAGATTCAACACCCATCGAACCATGAACCAACCCACCCAAAAATTCTATGCATTGGAAAAATCCAACGACGGCACGGCAACGATTCATCTCTACGATGAGGTCGGTGCTTTTGGCTCAGGGTCAAAAGAGTTCCTCGCCGACCTTGCCAAGCTCGACGGCCAACACATCCACCTCCGAATCAACTCGCCCGGGGGATCAGTTGTGGAAGGGACCGCGATATATAACTCGCTCCGTCGTCACAAAGGCGGGCTGACCGTCCACATCGACGCGCTTGCCGCCTCGATGGCCTCGGTCATCGCCATGGCAGGCGCTCCCGTCTACATCGCCGACAACGCACTGCTCATGATTCACAACCCGTGGACCGTCTCCATGGGCGACTCGGACCAGCTCCGCCGCGAAGCCGATCTCCTCGACAAACTCAAAGACTCCCTCCGCAACGCCTATGTGCGCAAGACCGGCATGGAGGCCGACCGCATCGCCCAAATGATGGACCAAGAAACATGGCTGGATGCCGTCGAAGCCGTCGCCCTCGGATTCGCCGATGCCATCGAAGAAGGCGTGGCTGCCGCAGCCACTGCGACCCCCGCCCAACTCCGCGCCCGATTTGACACCTTCGCCAAAGCAAAATCTATGCAGAGCCAAGCCGAAACCCAACCCGCCGCCGAGCCCGAGGTCGAAATCCTCGACACCGTCGTCAGCGAAAACGCTCCCGAAATCGTCGAAGCCCCAGCCGCTGAGCCCGCCGTCGAGCCCGTCCTCGAAGCCGAGCCCACCCCCGAGCCCGAAGTCATCGAGACCCCCGTCGCCAAGATCGCCGCAGCCGACCAAATCCTCGCCAAATACAATGCCGCCCTCGCCGAGCGCGACGGCGCCCTCGCCGAAGCCCGCAGCTACAAGGCCCAACTCGACACCGAGCGCGAAGCTCTTCAACGCCTCGAGCGCAGCCTCGGCCTCTCCGCCGCACGCGTCGTCCCAGTCATCGACAACGCCAGCCCCGAAGCCTCCGACCCCGTCGCCGAATACATCGCCGCCGTGGAAGCCGGAGACCGCAAAACCGCCAGCGCCCTCTTCGAGAAACACAAAGCCGCCATCTGGCAGCACCGTTCCAAAATTTCCAAGGCATAAGGCCAAGGAGAAACCAACCAAACCACCACCACCAAAATGCCCAATACAATCGATTCAGCCCTGGTTGCGGACTCCATCGCCGCCCAGACAAAAACCGTCCTCAGCAAGCGCCTCTCCGCGCTCAACCTCTTCGCCTCCGACTTCAGCTCGGAAGTTAAGAAACCAAAGGACACCATACATGTGCCAATCGCTTCCGCGACTGCGTCCACATCGGTGAACCCCACCACCTTCAACTCGATCGGCGGCACGACCCTCGGCAAAGCCAGCGTCGTCCTCGACCACATCTACCAGCCATTCGGCCTCGCTTACAGCGACCTCCAGAGCGCACACCGCTTGGAGCGCCTCATCCAGATCAATGTCGACGCCATCGCCGACAAAATCTGGACCTTGGCCACAACTCCCGTGACCGTCGCCAACTTCGGCGCGGCTGTCGTGGAATCCGCTGAGAGCGCGATCACCGCGACCTCCGGCGACCTTCCCAAGCTCTGGGCAGGCGTCCACAAGTCGATGCGCAAAGGACTCGTGGTCTCTCCCGTCATCTACTCGAACCTCATCCCGACCAGCACCACCGCCCTCAATCTCGGCGACGGCGCTTACGGATTTGAAAACGGCGTCCACTACGCCACAGCGTTCGGCGGAGAAGCAGGCCTCAAAGGCTTCGCGTGCTCGCCCGAGGCGCTCGTCATGGCCGCAGGCGTCCCCGCCCTCGCCGACAACGACTACCTCGTCAGCGACAGCGTCACGCTCGATCAGATCGGCCTGACCGTCTCTTACAATGTGTATTCGGACAAGAGCACCCGCTCGCTCATCGCATCGCTTGAAGTGATGTTCGGCGCATCCGCCGGCCTCACCGACGGCACGATGGCCCTCATCATCCCAGACTAATCCCGCAAGCGCGCCCGCACCGCGCTCCTCGCCCGCAAAAGCCCTCGCCGTTCTCACTCCGGCGGGGGCTTTTCTTTTTCCCCTCCGTGTCTCCGCGCCTCCGTGAGATCAAATCTTTTGACACGCCGCGAGGTTCGTGTCGCCCACCGCTCGCAACGCCCTCGCCATCCGCTCCGCGCAACTGCGCCAAAGCGCGCACGGCACCACGGTCAAATTTCGCCAGGCTGAGATCCGCGTCTGCCTCGCCCCTGTCTCCATCGGCCTCGACCTCGAGACCGGCGGCCTCCGCCAAGGCGGCGAGTTCAGCATCCGCTTCCTAGCCGCCGACCTGCAAAGCCCACCGCGCCGAGGCGAAGCCGTCACCTTCTCCGCCAAGACCTATTTCATCAGCCAAGTCAGCGAGACCCACGCCCCCGGCGAATACCTCGCCACGATGTCCCCAGGAGGTGCGGCGTGAACATCCCCGTCGAGTCCTCCCTCGCCGCGTGGCTCCGCAGCCAGCCAGCCTTTGACGGCATCCCGTGTCACACCGGCCAAAGCGCCGAGACGATCCCGGCCGACTGCTCGGTCCTTTTTGCCGCTTGCGAGAATGTCGAGATCATCGGCGGCACGCTCTCCCGCGCCACGGCCTCCATCGTCCTCGCCACTCCGTCGCACCTGGAGATCGATCAGCACCAGCAGCTCACTTCCGCACTCCGCACGGCCCTCCGCAATCTCTCAACCCTCGCCACGCACTTTGAGACCGTCGCATTTGCCGGGGCAGTTTTGACCGGCCTCACGGAATCCCAGTCCGATTCCCGCTGGATCTGCACCGCCACGCTCGTCCTCGGCATCGCCGAAATTTGACAGCCCCACCTCAAAGAAATCCACCACCTATGCCAGCAACCTACACATTCGGAATCACAGGCGGGAACGCAGGATCGATGATCGTGAATTCGGTCACGATCTCCGACACCTCCGCAAAACAAGAACTCCGTGGCGCGAACGGCGAATACGCCGCTGTCGGCTACAATAAATTCAAGCGCGTAGTCACCATCTCCGGCGTCGGCGATGGAGCAGGCGCCGTCGGCAGCCCCCTCGGCAGCATGCCGGGCGTCTCTGGGTCTTACACGATCGACCAAATATCCACCTCCCGATCCATCGACGGATTCGCGGAATTCCAAATCACAGCCACCCAAGACTAATTTTTTATGCCTGCACAATTCTACTCCGCCGGCGGAATCTCTGCCGATTTCGGAATCTCAGAGGAATCCGGCCTCAGTATCCTCATCCAGTCATTCAGCTACGATGTCACCAGCGACAAAGCCGAGATTTTCAACGCCGCCGGCGATCTCATTCAAACCCATCGCTACGGGAAAAAAGCCACGATCAGCATCAGCGGAATCGGATCTAGCGTCCCCGGCGTCGGCGAAAAAATCGCCAGCCTAGTCAACACCGGCGCAGGTGTTCTAAGCGGCACGATCCTCGTGGACAGCGTGACTCAAAACCTCACCTCTGAAGGATTCGCCACCGTGGATATTTCCATGACGCAATACGACGAGCAGCTGTCCTAGCCCACCCCGCCCGCCGACCGGCTCCCCGGCACAATAGGGAGCCGATTTTTTACGAGACAATAAAATGGAAAAATACACCTACACACAGAACATCAAAGCCGCTGCGGCCCTCACCACGCTCGGCTTCAAGCACAAAGAATCCTCGCCATGCGTGCGAGTCCACCGCGAAGACGGCAAGGAGACATCCTCCTTCTGGTTTGAAGAGAACGGCCCGAACGGCCTCCGCGCCTCGAAAGTCATTTTTTGGATGACCAAAGGCCACGCCGAACTCGAAGAGTCCGACCCCGAGCATCCGGTGAATTACATCCGCGCCGGATTCGTGAACCGCGAGACCTGGATCGATGTCCACAAAAGCACCCCCCGCGTCCTCGAGCTCAAGCGCAACGGAAAAATCCTCTACCTCTCTGAGAACGCCGACGAAGAAACCCGACGCAAATTCTCCAAACTTTTCTAGAAACAAAAACCCATGAAAAAACAAACCCAACCCACCACCACCGACACCGACCTACTCACCGACGACGAAGTCTTGCGCGAGCAAGCCATGACAAGCGGCCCTCAGAAGCTCTCCCGCTGGGAGCTCCGCCCAACCGCCGCGCTGGAAATCTCCTGGATGCAGCGCAACAAAATTCTCACGACCGACATGGACATCATGTGGCGCGCCTCCGGCTTCGGCTTCATCCATGGCGCGCCCAAGGCCAGCGTCCGCGCCGTCGTAAACGACTTCCCGCGCTTCGCCTCCGCCGTGGACGACTGGATGGAAAAGCAATCTCCGAGCGCCCAAGAAATCGCCGACCTGCAAAGCCTCTGCCTCGAGCGGACGAACGAATACTTCGCCAGCTACAGCAGTCAGCCCGGCGCCAAGGATTCGTCGGGAAACTAAACGGCCCCGGCTGGCTCGCGAGCTATGTCTACCGCATCGCCAAGATCACCGGCTGGGGCTTCCGCGAAATCCTCGAAGACCTGCCCTTCGCGGCCGGCCTTCAAATCCTCCACGCCGACGACTTCGCGCACGGGCGCAAACGAGTCTGGGGACGAAACAACCGAGCGACCGATTTTGACTCCCTCGCTGCGATAGAAGCCGCATTCGAGAACCTGACCTGAGATGCCCAAAATCAAATTAGAAAACCTCAAGTTCGAAAAAATCATGTCGGACTACGCGACGATTCTGGAAAAAACTATTCCGGATGCCGTTCATCTTGGCGCTCGGCTTGTTTGTGTCGAATTTGCCCGACGCACTCAGCCTTTTGGATGGGACAAAAAGGTTGGAGAAAAAGCTATTTCCAAAGATATTTTTGGCGGCCGTCGAAGCTCAGGAAAAGGCAAAGGAAGATACGGGCTCTTCGCGCCAATTTCCGGTTTCATGGCGGCGAATGCCGAGGAATATTCCTCGGGCAATATCCGGCTTTTTGTAAAAAAGGATAAAACGGTTTATGGAACCGATCGGGCTCACTTTCTCCCTGGCGCGGGGACCTCAGATATTGCGTCAATTCACAAATCCAATTTCGTCAATGGACGCATGAGCGCGGCCGGTGGTGACACCCGCAACATCGGACGCTGGAAGTTTATCGACAAATACTATGTCCCCAAGAGTTCGCTTGATGCTTTTGTCACCGCTCAATTTGCAAAAGTAGGATTGGCGAAATCCGGATGGGTGGAATGCGCTGACCGTTTGAAAAAAGTCGTCAGCAACCCATTTCAGGGAATTCCTAAATGGGTTCAAGAGCTTACCGCTAATTACGATTTCGGGCGTGTTGAAGATAGAACATCGAACACCTCCGCCCCCACCGTCGTCCTCACGAACACCTGCCGATATGCCGACAAGGTTCTCCGCGAAACCGAAAAGCTCCAAGGGCTCTCAATCGTCGCAGGCAATATGAAAAAGCAAATGGAGCGCATCTTGAAACATAGAAAACTCAAACTCCAGGAGGCCGCGTAAGCCATGGCCGATGTCTCAGTAGAATTCGGCGCGAAGGATGTCGGGCTCGAGAAGACCCTCAAGACCATCCAAGACCAGATGGTTTCGCTGCAAGGCGAGGTCGATAGCGGCACCCTGTCCTTTCAAGAAATCTCGCAAAAGATGCGGGAGATCAAAACGGCCGAAGGCATTTTCGCAAAGCTCGGCGGCGAAGTCAGCGAAGCGGCAAAGAGCTTCAAAGAACTTGAAGATCAAACCCGCCGCGCCGAGGCCGTCACCAAATCCAATCGGACTGCGATTGAGGTTTACAGCGACACCGTGGATGAGCTGCAAAAGCTCCTCGATGCCGGGGCGATCTCTCAAAAAACCTACGCTTCCGCCATCGATAAAGCCGAGGCCGCACTCAAAGCCGCGACCCCGCAAACGGAAGAAGCCAAGCGCGCCAACGAAGAACTCGAAGCCTCGCTAAAAAAAGCCGAGCAGGAAACAAGAGCACTAGCGGAGGAACAGAAAAAAGCCGAGGCCGTCACGAAAGCCAACCGCTCCGCGACGGAAATCTACAACCAAGAAGTCGAAGAACTTCAAAAGCACCTTTCCGAAGGCCGAATCTCCATGGAGACCTTCGAAAAGGCCGTAGGAAAAGCCGACGCCAAGCTCGCTGCCGCATCCCCGCAAGTCGAAGAGATCGGCAAGGACATCCAAGACGCCGGGAACAAGAGCGAGAAAATGGGCGAGCAGAGCGGCATGGGATTTGCAAAATTTGTCGCTGGCGTCGGCCTGGGGCAAATCGCCGCCAAAGCCTTCACCGCAGTCCTCGATTCCGCTTTCGCTGCCGTGCGTGGCACGATCCAAGGATTCACCGACGCCCTCGACCTCGGCGGTCGCCTCTCAGACCTCTCCGCCTCCACCGGCGAGACCGCAGGCAAGCTCCTCGTGCTCGAGCGCGCCTTCGACAATTCCGGCATCGGCGCGGAGAAAGTCGGCAGCTCGATCGCCAAGATGCAGAAGAACATCGAGGACGCCCGCGATGGCTCCGGCACCGCCGCCAATGCCTTCGCCGCCATGGGCGTTTCCGTGGACGAACTCGAAGGCAAGCTCCCCACCGAGCAGTTCAAAATCCTTTCCTCTGGCATCCAATCGATCGACGACCCCACCCAGCGCGCAGCCGCCGCCATGGGAGTCTTTGGAAAATCCGGTGCCGAACTCCTCCCGCTCCTCACCAATCTCGACGGCGAACTCGGCGAAGCCCGCGACACCGTAGGATCCATGGCCGAAATCATGGACCGCCGCAACGCCACCTTCGACGCCGTCGGCGACCGATTCAAAACCATCGGCGAAAAGGTCAGAGACTTCGCCGCAGGCATCCTCGACAAAGCCCTTCCCGCGATCGACGCCATCACCTCGGCCCTCTCCCGCATCGACGCCGCCAAGATCGGCCAAAACCTCGCCGACGCCTTCCTCGGTGGCGAGAAAGCGATGTCGGGATTTCAGGCTGCCGTGGATGCCATTTCAGTCGGTGAACTCGGCCTTGCATTCAAAGCCTTCTTCGAATCCGCAAAACTCCAGGTCATGCAGACCGGTAACTCGATCATCAACATTTTCTCTGCCGCCTTTGATACCGTCGCCGAAATCATCGCCAATGTTTTCCGCTCTGATGGCCCCACGCTCATGGTCATCAAGTCGGCTTTCGATTTCGTCGCCGGATATGTGAAAGAAAAAGTCGCCGGGTCTCTCGCCGACACTTTTGCAGGCATGGGGCCAATGTTTTCCGGCATGGCTGAGAGCCTAAAGCAAAGCGCCGAGGCCGGAGCAACCTCCGCCGAACTCGCCCTCCAACGCATCCCCATCGCTGCCGAACTCGCCGCCGAAGACATCGGCACCAATCTCGCGGGGAGCGTGGATCGTTTTAAAGAAAACCTCGCCGAAGCAAACACTGAGTTTTTCAATACATCAGAGCAGGCCCAAAAAGTCGCCGACATCGAGGCCGAAATCGCCACGCGAGTCGGCGCTACAAACGCCGAACGCGCCAACACCACGGAGCAACTCGAAAAAGAAAAAGAGGCGCGTGCCGAAATCGCAGCCAAGGCCGCTGAAGATGCCGAGAAAGAAAAAGCCAACGCTGTCGCCCTGGTCGAACTCGAGACCGCCATCAACACCGCCAAGGCCAGCGGCAACGAGGAATTGGTCAAGTCTCTCGAAGCGCAAAAGCAGAAACTGGATAATGAAAAAGAGATCGCAAAGCTGACGGCAGAATACTTGCCGCTCGTCGGAAACAACGCCAAGGAAGCCGAACGCCTCGCGACCAACATGGTCAACGCCAAAAACGCCGCCGCTGGCATCGGCAACACCAACGCCGTCGTCACCATCACCACCACGGTGGACGACACGCGCTGGAAAGACCTCCTCGCCGAACTCTCCGCAAACTCCAACCCGAAAGCCATCGCCGTCGCCCTCGAGGTCACTGGCAAGGACAACCTCAACGAAGCTTTCCTGACGCTCCAGAACATGGAGCAAATTAACAAAAATTATCAGGCCGCATTTACGGCGATCGGCGCGAGTAGCATTGAGGAAGTTTTAGCCAACCTCCAAGGCATTCCCACCGAGTCGCAGCGCCAACTCGCCATGCAGATCACCGGCGAGGAGGATTTCGATCGCGCCGTCCGCAAACTCGATTCTGTCGGCCTAACAAAAGAGACCAAGCTCCTCCTGCAATCCCAGGGCTTTGAGTCCATGGATGCGTTCCAAAACCAACTCGACGGCATCGTCGGCGACAAGCGCACCAAGCTCATTCTTGAAACACTGAATGTAAAAGACGCCGAAACCGCCAAAGACGCCCTCGCCGCGATCCTCAACAACGACGGCAAAAAAGCCACCGTCACCGCCGACGCCGACATCACGCCAGCCGAGCAAAAGATCGCCGAACTCTCCACCAAAACCGCCAAAGTCCCCCTCGACGCCGACACCTCGCCGCTCCAGAGCAGCCTCAGTGCCTTCACCGCCACCGCCCAAAAGCTCACCCTCGACGCCAGCGACGCGATCAAAACCATCCGCAGCGAACTCGAGAAGCCCATCAAACTCGACCTCTCCGGCGCGACCAGCTCCGGCGGCCCCGGCGACAACTCCCCCGGCGGCCCCGGCGACAACTCCCCCAGCGGCCTCACCGGCCTCGTCAACGACATCAAAACCCTCCTCACCACCCTGAGCCAAAAGCTCCCCACGCCTGCCCTCGCATGAGTGAACAAATTTATTCCACCCCCAATGCTTTTCCCCTTTTGCAAAGCTGGACGGTCAAGAGATTCGACACCGGCCTGCAAAATCTCACGGCGACCTATATTACCTCGGCCGACGCTAGTCTTGGCAATCTCCAGGCGGGATCCAGCCTAACAGTCGGTGGTGAGATCTTTTTAATTCACCCCGATCCAACAGTCTCCCACAACACGGACGCTTTCGACACAATCAATGTCTCTGGTTACAGCATCCTCTCAGGCGCGGCCCCGAGTGAAACCGTTACAAAAAGCGTCTCCACTTTTACGGCGTGGAGAACATACTTGCGCGACGGAGTTATCGACGCGGAAATCCAAAGCCAAATCCCCTGCATCGTCGAATTCGCCACCATCTCGAAAATCCTCGGACCAAACGAAACAGACACGGTTGCAGGGCCATCGTCGCCTTTAAAAATTTACAACACAGCCGGGTTCGATATTTCATCCTCCACCTTCACCGTTGCCCAATTATTCTCCGGCGGCCCCACCGATGTGACTTCGACCATGCAACTCACTCCAACCCTTGTTTCCGTCAGCGAAACAAAATTCGGCGACCAGATAAAAGAGCAGACCTTCGTCCACAGCGTCACTGGCCGGATTCACTTTGTCATTTCAATATGACCTCCTCCCCGCCGCTCTCCTTTGCTGGCCTGGCCAAAACGGCAGGACAGCCAAACACCGGCGGATACCCATACCAACTCAAAGGCAAAGACCTCGACAAAAATTTCGTTTTTGCCACTGAGCTATTCCATGACGAGCAATTTTTCACCCACATCCAGCCAGGAGCCCAAGGCCACTCGACTCGGAAAATCTCCATGAAATTCCCCGTCCCTCAGCCGCCCACGAGCGGCAAATATGTCCTTGGCTCCATCGACGGCGCGCTCACCTGGATCGCCACGGAGGAATGCTGATGCCAAACCGGATTTTTTTCACCACGGAGCACGGAGATCACGGAGGATTTGAAATGATCACAGCCCCGCCATCGGCCTTCCTCTCTGTGTCCTCTGTGGTTAAATTCCCATGACACTCGGCCGCACATCCTCCGGAGCCATCAAAATCAAAACCGACTCCCCCGGCCTCCGCGCCGTCGAGTGCACGTGTTGCGGGGGAGGCGGGTGTAGTATCAGCCAAGCTCAAATCGATTGGTTGAGAACCGTTACCGCCTATAAAGCCTCGGCACCTTTTGTCGGGCCAAATATGTCTGTGATTTCACTGACAACTCGCCAGCCAAACATCGCCTCACCGGGTGCGGATGATTTTGAGAAATTTACTCCTGATGGCTCTGGAATTTATTCAGGCATAACTGGAACGAGTTCTTGCGAATACGATTGCCAAGCGTATCCAGATGGCGGCTACTATTGCCCCGATGGGTCAGATAACCCCACCTATTCTGAAGATTTGGATGATTATGTATTTGAGGCCGCTTTCTTAAGTTTCACGGTTGTTGGTAATGAGCTTACAGGCGGATTTGCTGAAAATATAAGCACCGTCGTATGTGAAGGCGGGCAAGTGGTATTCGATGAATCTTTTAATGGGTGCGGCGTCGAGTTGTATAACCGACTCAAAACATTACTCATTTCCTCTTACCCGGCGCCGTGACCCCCCACGCTGAAATACTAGCCCGTCGAGCAAAGATGCTCGCCCGCTTCGGCGCAGCCGCTCACCGCTTCGCCCGCTCCGGCTTCGCCACCACCCCGCCCGAAATCCTCGCCGAGCGCGAAGCCACCTGCCGCGCCTGTGCCGAGTGGGACGCCGCCGCGATCAACAGCACCGGCCGCTGCCGCAAGTGCGGCTGCTCGACTTGGGCGAAGTTGCGAATGGCCACCGAGCGCTGCCCGCTCGGCAAGTGGGAAGCCGTCGAATCGAAACCGGAAACCGGAGTGCTGAAACCGGAAATCTAACCGCCTCTTTCCGCCTTCCGCCATCCGCTCTCCGCTCTAGGAGACGCTCGGAAGCCCGCCCGATTTGACACCCGCCGCTGGTCAGCGGCATGAAACTCTTCCTCGACCAAAAAGCCCGGCGATTCATCAAATCGGCCGCGTCGAATGTCGCATTGCAAACGCTCGTCTTAAAACGCCGCGACCAGGTGCCCATCGAGGTCATCTTCGTCGAGAACGGCGTGGCGATCGATCCCCCCGCTGGAACCCAGTCCACCGTTGCGCTCAAGACCTCTTTCAGCGACGCCAATTTTTTAGCTCTGGCGGCCCCCGGCCAAACCATCCTCGATTTGAATACATTGCCGGTCGAGGCCGCCTTCTCCTCCGATCCCGCCAGCATCTCTGCCTTCCTCGAGATCCGCTGGACCGCACCGAGCCAGGCATTGCGCACCGCCACGCTCCAAGTCGAAATCCAAAACTCCGTCATCCTCGGCGACGAAGCCACCCCCGCCGCACTCCCCGACGGCAAAGCCACCCAAGCCGAAGCCGAAGCAGGAACCGACAACCAAAAGTGGATGACCCCCCTGCGCACCGCGCAGGCCATCGCCGAACTCGCCCCGCCACCGACCTGGGAGAGCGTTACCGGCAAGCCCACCGAGTTCCCGCCATCGGCCCACACGCACACCGCGTCGCAGATCACCGACTTTGCCTCCGCCGTCGTCGCCGTATCGCCGCCCGTCGATTGGTCAAGCCTCACCGGCAAGCCAACGACCTTCGCACCTTCCGCCCACACGCACCTCAAGAGCGAGATCACCGGCCTCGATGCCGACCTCGCCGCCCTTGCCACCGAAGACACTGCCCTCGGCCAGAGGATCGACTACCTCGCCGCCAATCTGGACCCAGCCGCGCTCGACAGCATCGCCGAAGCAGCCGCCAGCATCGGATCGCTCCAGACCCAACTCGACGGCAAAGCCACCGCCGCCCAAGGAGCCAAGGCCGACACCGCGCTCCAACCCGAGCCAGTAGACTACCAAGGAGCCTACAACAACGGCGCGGACTATTTCCCCGGCCAAGTCGTCAGCTACAACGGCGAACTCTACATCCGCATCGGCGAGCCGAATCCCGGTTATCCACCGCCAGGGAGTTACTGGGCAGCCTTTGATCCCTCCGCCTCCCCCGCATTCAAACTCTGGGTCGATCTTTCAAAAGCCGACACGGTCCACACCCACGCCGCCACCGAGATCACCGGCCTTTCGAGCTACATCATTTCCAGTGCACCCGGCCTGCAAATCAACACCACGGTCCGAATCGGCGACGGCGCCACGACCACCTTCCCGATCGACGGCCTAGTCAGCTCTGACCCCGAGCATGTCCTCGTCGCCCTCAACGGCGTCACGCAAACCCCCACCACCGACTACCTCGTCAGCGAAGCCACCGGCACCATCACATTCGACGAGCCGCCCGCCGCCGGAATGCAGATCTCCTGCACCGCCCTCGGCCTCCGCACCGTCCAGCCCCCGATCGATCCGACCCTCTACCTCTACGCCTTCGACCAATCCACCAACGGCCTCACCACCTACAGCGGACGCCTCCTCAACGCCGACCGCCCCGCCGCGCCAGCACTCCCAGAGACCGCCGCCACCTGGACCGTCAAGCGCAGCACCCTCAACGCCGCCGGCCAAATCCTCGCCACCGCCTCCGCCACCGGCTCGTGGGCTAACCGGGAGACTCTCGCATACCAATGACAACGATCACCGAGAGCAACCTCAGCCAGCAACTCAATCTCTCGAGCTTCGACCTCACCCTGCCAGGCGTCGTCGTCGAGTATCCCACGCGCTCAAATTTCCCCAGCGTTGGAAAATCCGACCGCCTCTACATGGCGATGGACGAGGGGATGCCCTACCGCTGGAGCACCACCGCAAGCGCCTACGCCTTGATGATCCCCGTGATCGACGCGGGCAATTTTTGACAATCACCCCACCCACGAACAGCCCAACCAACCACCACCAACCTAAAAAAATCAAATGCCGAACCCTATCATCAAACTGAAAAGAGGCAGTGGCCAGCCCGTAAATCTGCAGGGCTCTGAGCCAGCCTTCGACACCCTAAACAAGGTTTTATACATCGGAACCTCCGAAGGCGTTTTGCCTATCGGCGGTGAAGGCGTCTTCGCCAAAAAAACCTTCGTCAACAGCGCGGTAGAAGCCGAAGCCGACCTGCGCAGCGCAGCGGATTCGACGCTCACCACGAACCTCGCCGCTGAAGTCACCCGCGCCCAAGGTGCCGAAAGCGACCTCGCCGACGACCTCGCCGCCGAGACATCCGCCCGCCAGTCCGCGATCAGCGCCGCCGTTTCCACTTTGGAAGCAGCCGACACGACCCTCGACGGCAAAATCACCGTCGAGAAAAATCGGGTGGATGCGATCCTCAGCGCCTCCTCGGCCGACAAGGATAGCTTCGCGGAAATCGTCACCCTGATCAATTCGGTCGATCTGACCAACGACAACGCCCTGGCAGCCGCCATCCTCTCTATCAACGACGACATCGCCGCTGAAGAGACCGCCCGCACCTCCGGCGACTCCAGCCTCCAAGGCAACATCGACACCGTCTCGAGCGACCTCAGCGCCCTGACCACCCGCGTCAGCGCCGCCGAGCAAGACATCCTGGACGAGGAATCCGCCCGCATCGCCGCAGTCTCCGCCGAGGCCGCAGCTCGCGCTTCGGATGTGTCCGGCCTCGAGTCCGACATCGCCGCAGTCCAGACCAATCTGGATGCCGAGAGCTCGACTCGTTCGACAGCCGACACCTCGTTGAGCAACCGCATCACCACCCTCGAAAACGCCAGTGCGGACAGCCGCCTGACCGCAGTCGAGGCCGATGTGGCCGATCACGAACTTCGGATCTCCGCCTTGGAGACGACGATCGATGGCGGCGTTTATTAAAAAATAACCAACCAACCCCGGCGGGGCGCTCAAATAGCGCCTCGCCACGCGGGGGGTCAAAACTCCGCAAAACAAAAAACGCCACATGGCAAACCCACAAATCATCCCAAAACGCAGCACGGTCACCGGGCGCATCCCGAGCACGACCGACCTCGCCCTCGGCGAGATTTGCGTGAACCACGCAGACCGCCGCCTCTACAGCCGCAACCCCAGCACCGGCGAAGTCTACAAACTGGCCGGAACCAAAGACGCCCCCGACCGCGTCTGGTCCTTCGACATTTCGAGCGACGGCACCACCACCTACCTGGGCTACCTCCTCTACGGCGACTTCCCAAATTCCGGCAGCATCTACGACAGCGCAGCCTGGGAAATCTCCCGCACCATTTTCAACGCCGCAGGCACCACCAGCACCGAATCCAGCGCCACCGGCGCGTGGTCTTCCAAAACCTCACTTCAATTTTCTTAAACCTCAAAAATCCAACCACCATGACAGCCACAACTCCACTCCAACTCGACGGCAAATCGTTCGACAAATACAGCCTCAACCTCGCCATCACCGGCTTCTATCGCCCGACCGGCCAGCCCGACGCGAATGTCGCCATGTCGCTCATCCCGACCCGCGTCGAAGACGGCGTGGTCGAGCAGGCAGGTATCGAACACCGCAAGGCCGTCGTCCTCGGATCGCTCTCTCAAGCCAGCGCCGAAGAGCAGCAAGCCATCGGCGCGATCCAAACCGCCCTCCAAGCCTATCTCCAAGCTAAAGGACTTTAAACCATGGCGACCTATTACGCTCGAAAAGCGGGGAACATCAACGCCACCGATGTCTGGGCGACCACGCCCAGCGGCACGGCCTCGGCGGTCACATTCGCCACAGGCGATGTCCTCATGGCCAATTCCTTTGCCATCACCGTCAATGTCGATACTAACCTCGGCGCGACTGGTCAAGTGCGGAATGACACCACAGGCGGTGCGACCGCAGGAGGCGGATTCACTTTGTCGAATGGCGTGACGCTGACCGCCAATGTTTTTGTGGGTAGCGTTGCAGGAGCAATATGCGTCAATTTTTCTGGTGTGTCTGGAAACACCGCGAGCATAGTGGGCAACTGCACAGGCGGGTCAAATAATGCCGCCGCAGTGCAAAATTCCTCAACCGGGGTGCTAAACATCACCGGACACTGCACAGGCGGAACAGCCACTCCAGGCGCCCAAAATTTTTCAACCGGAGTCATAAACATCACCGGCAACTGCACAGGTGGCAGTGGAGCCAGCGCATTTGGCGCCCAAAATTTTTCAACCGGAGTCATAAACATCACCGGCAACTGCACAGGCGGCTCAATCACCGGGGCGGTCGGAGCAAACAACGCCTCAACAGGCACCCTGTTAATTAACGCCGTGATCCAAGCCAGCGAATTTGCAGGCGGCGTCGGAGGCCCGAACCGCCAGCAAGTCACCCTCCTCACCGGCCCATTCCTCATCTCGCCAACCTTCGGCGTCAATCCAATCGCCAATGTCGCATGGCGCTGGGCCTCCGCGCTTAACAACCAAACCTACATCGAAGTCGGCACGCAGACGCTACTGCAAAAGCGCAACCTCGTCACCCCCGACAACGCCACCAATTTCCCCACCGCCAGCGATGTCCGCAGCGGCACCGCCTACGGCATCGCAGGAGTTCTAAGCGGCACCTGTGTGGTCCCGAACCCTGCGCAGGTTGCGGCGGGCACGCCCGTCGATAACACGGTCGGCACGCTCGCCGCCGCCACCGCAGGCGAAATCGCCACCGCCGTGCGATCCGAGCTTTCCGTCGAGTTGGGGCGGCTGGATGCCTCCATCTCGTCGCGCCTCGCGCCATCCGGCACCCTCGCCACGGTGACCAACCTCACCAACGCCCCCGCCTCGGTGACGCCTTCGGACATCTGGTCGCACGCCACCCGCACGCTCACCAGCGCCAGCGGGCCGACAGCCGTGGAGATCCGTCAGGAAATCGATGCGAACAGCTCAAAGCTGGATGTCGCTATCAGCAGCCGCCTCGCCGATGCTGACTATGTCGAGCCAGCCAACAGCGATGTCGCCGCGATCAAAGCCAAGACCGACGCACTGCCAAGCGATCCCGCAGACCAAAGCCTCCTCGAGGCCGCTATCGCCGGAGTCACTGCCCCTTCAGCGGCCACCGTGGCATCAGCCGTTCGTTCCGAGCTATCGAGCGAACTCTCGAAGGTTTCGGCTTTGAATACCGAGCGCCTCGCGAATGTCGCGACAACAGCCATCGTCGGCAACCTCATCGCCCAGGCGAACTCATGACCCCCGAGTCCGCCCTGAGCTTTGTCAACCACGCCGCGCGACAGGATGCCACCTGGCACCTGATCGCGCTCGTGGTGATCGGCCTCATTTTTGCCAGCGTGCTTTTCCGCTGGTTCACCCGCCGCCTTGAGCGCGTCGAGTCGAAGATGGACCAGCAAAACGAGGAATTCGTCACGCACCTTAAAACCGCGAACCGCGAAATGCTCGAAGTGATTTCCAGCAACCAGCAGACCACCAACCGCGCCATCACGATCATGGACCGCCTCGAGTCTAAACTCGACCGGCACAATCCCTGACCCTTTGACACCCCGCCGCGAAGCAATGAAAGCAATCCTCTTTGTCCTCGATCGTCTCAGCGAAAACAGCACCTGGCGCGGGCTGATCCTCGTCGCCGTCGCCCTCGGCGTGAAGATCGAGCCCGAACTTCAGAACCAGATCATCGCCGCCGGGCTCGGCCTCGTCGGCACGATCAACATTTTCCGCAAAGGAAAATGAACCCAAAACAAGTCGCCGCGACCGCAGTCATGCTCGCGTGGGTTTTTCTGGCGATTAGTTTTCTGAGTGGATGCGTAGCCGTCCCGATGCCCCCATTTGGCGACCGCGTCGGTGAAGCAGGCACGCTCCACATCCGCGCCACGGTCCGCTTCGAGCCACGCCTGACCGACAGCGAAGCCGCCAACCGAGACCTCTGGAACGCCCTCGGCGAATTCCAGAAATCCATCCCCGCGCTGAAAGACAAGTGATGCTCTCGCTCCTCGCCCGCTTCTTCATGCTGCCCAAGCCGGCACAATCCCCCGCGCCCGCGCCGAAGCCCGCGAAGCCAACATCAAAGCCCGCCAAAACCTCCGGCACCCTCAAGCCCGAGCCGAAATACTACCAGCAAACCAACAAGCGAACCCCCAACATCAGCGCCGGCCGCGTCATCAAGCCCACCCATGTGATCTTGCACCACACGAGCGGAGCCTACGCGGGCAGCGTCTCCTGGTGCTGCGATCCCGTCAGCAAAGTCTCCTACCACTGCATTGTGGCCCGCAACGGCAAACGCACCGCCCTCGCTCTGCCGAGCCAGAGAACATGGCACGCCGGGGTCAGCTCGTGGCAAGGCCGCAAAGACGCCAACTCGTTCAGCGTCGGCATGGCATGGGAAGGCGACACCTACCAAACGCCCTTGAGCGAAGACGCCCTCCTCAGCGCCGTCGAATATCTCCTCCCCATCATCCGCGAAAACAACATCCCCCTCGCAAACATCCTGCGACACGCCGACATCGCCCCCGGCCGCAAAGACGACTGCTCCCCAGCCGCCCACGCCGCCCTCCTCGCCGCTCTCAATAAAGTCCTTTAGGGCAACAACGGGCAACACTCCCGTAAATCATTGCAAAACAAACCCGAAAAAGCGACTTAAAATCCGTTTTCGCGAAAGCGGAGTGCGGGTTCGAGTCCCGCCGCCGGCAGAGCGAGTTGTGACGATTTGGGCTAGGTTTTAAGCGGGTTGGCGGGTGGTTGGCTTTCAGAAACAACGGGCGGGAAGTGGCGGCTTGTGGAAGAAAATAGTTGAGAATCCGGGCAACACGGGCAACAGTTCGGGCAACAGCATGAGCGCCTTTCTTGTGACACCTTACCCGCAGCGGCCTTCGACGCCTTGGAAGTTGACTATTCCACAGAAAATTTTTGGCAAAAGGATTCGCCGTTTTTACCGGACCGAGGCGGAGGCTTGGGCGGCGGGGCCGGGGCTTTTGGAGAAACTTCAGAAGGGGGGGACGGATTCGCTCTCGGAGGATCAGGCGAGGGGCATGTCGATGAAGTCGGCGGTGCGGGATTACATCGCCTCCAAGGCGGGCAGCTCGGAGCGGCACAGGGAGAAATTAGAAAAGATTTGCGGCGAGCTTTTGGATGCTTTCCCTGGCTCCGTGGCGTCGGTCACTCCGATGCAGGCGGCGAGGGTCTTTGCGAAGATCAAGGGCGCGCCGACCACGCGGGCAGGGTGGCATCGTTACGCTTCGGGATTTTTTCGGTGGTGCGTCGATATGGAACTCCTCGACCGGAATCCATTTCGGCGCGTCGTGGCGCCGGAGGCTGAGTCGAAGAGGTCCCTGATCTCGGCGAAGGAACTCCGGGCGATTCTGGATGCGGAGATGAGCGACGCGCTCCGCGCTTGGTTTTTGCTAGGTGCCTTTGCTGGGCTGAGATCCATCGAGGTCCATCGCATGAGGTGGGAGGATGTGGATCCGAAGACGGGACAGATCGAGGTGCGGCGGGAGGTTTCAAAACAAAGCTCAGGCCTGCCAGAGCGGATCGTGGACTTCACGGAGCCTCTGAAGAAGCAGCGGGGTTTCTTTCAGAAAAAAACTGGCCTGATTGTGCCGGCGAAATCTCTCCGGCTTTATCGGGAGCGTGAGGGTTTGATCGAGCGGTTGAATGAGGAGGGCTTGGTGCCGTGGGCCAAGCTGCCCGAGAACGCCCTTCGGCATTCTTTCGCTACCTACCACCTCGGCCGCTGCCAGGATGCAGGCAAGACCGCGCACCAGCTCGGGCATTCCTCGACGGCGCTGGTTCTCAAAACCTACGCGGTGCCTTCGCGTAAGGCGGACTGGCGGGCTTGGTGGCGGGTTTAGGTTGCTTCGTTAGATCGTGGATTTGGGCTACCCAGCCCGGCGGGAGGAATTCCTCGTGGCCGTTGAGCGCGAAGAAACGGAACTCTCGGACGCTTTCACTACTTTGGCACCAGCACTGTCCGGGGATGGGACTTTTCCCTGTTCGCCTTTGCGAAGCTCAATCAAGGCATGCTCTACCACGCTTGAAAATGTGACCTTCGCCCATGGGGTCGAGGCTTTTGTTTCCTCCATTTTTTTTACGACCCAATCATGTAGTTCGATAGGCAGAGAAACATTCTGCGTTTTGATTTTTTTCACGCAAAAAAAATAGCACAGATGTCAACGATAGCAAAATTGTGAAAAAATAATATCGCCCGCAAACCCAGTCCCCATGCGGGTGTCAATAGAAAAATAACATTCCGTGGTGGGGTGATTTACTTATTTTGTTGGCAAGATTGGCAAGATTGGCAAGATTGCTGGCCATGCAAAACAAGAAGCACAAAGCGATCTCCATAAGCCTTCCTTCCGAGGTTTGGAATTATGTGAAAAGTCGCGCTGAAAATGGCGGGGTAAAAGTCCCGCTGAGCAGGGTGGTGGCACACGCCATCGAACAGTTGGCCATTAAAGAAAACAAAGCGGCCAAACGGGAGGCCAAGAAATGAACCTCTCCGATGTCTACATAAACATGGACGAGGCGAAGCGCCTCTCGGGTTTTTCTTCCCGCTCGATCCGCGACTACATCAAGCGCGGAGAATTTGCGGCGAGCTTACCACGCGGCCGGTGCGGTGGTTGGCACATCGTCCGTCAGTCATTCCTCGATTGGTGGGGCTACCGCAACGCGAGCACCGCGAACCGCACGACGGTCCCAGCACGCAAGGGGAGGGCGGCGTAATGGACCACGAGACCACTCTCCGCTGTATCGGATACGCAATCGACTTCCTGCAAATCTTCGCACTGCCAGTCATTTTGGCGGCGATCACCTGGAGGCTCGCACGATGAGCCGGTGGATCCCCGCAGCGGTTGAGATGCCGGATGAAGACATCGAGGTCATCATCCACACGGCTGATGACGATGTGGCGACCGGCTTTTTAGATGCAGGCGTCTGGCGGTTCACGAATGCGGCCCGCGTTTTGGTGCCGGTCTTGAACTGGCAACACCTCCCCGAGCCACCCGAGGAGGGCGCCCGATGAGCGCGTGGGAAGCTGTTCTTCTCTCCTCCATCGCCTTCGGGTCGATGTGGGCTTGCTATTGCCTTGGATTTCGTGACGGGCGCATGACGGAGCGCCGTCGCCAGGAGCGCTACTACCGGCGCGAGGAGTTCGGGCGCGATTGGGACAACCACGAGGATTTCGATTGAGCCATGAGCGACAAACCACAGATGCCCAAAGACTCGGAACAGATTCGCAAGCTCGAAGCTCGGGCGCTGTCACTTCTCAAGCGCGCCGAGCAGCTACGCAAACGGGCGCATGAATTGATCCGCCAGACTTTGTGAAAATTTTTCCTCGCTAGGTCTCAAGGAGACCGCAGGGGACCAGGGGGGCCGCGCAATCCCAAAAAACGCGGATTAACAAACAACAAACCAGAGTGATATGAAACTAACAAAAAAAGGCGGCGGGGCCTTCAACCCGCATGAAGAGGGAACCTTTCGCGCTGTGTGCGTGGATGTGACCCCATTAGTCAAGCAGACCAGCAAATTCGGCGAGAGCGAAGTTTTTCGCCTTGTCTTTGAGACCGACGCTCCGGCGCGGGAAGATGGCAGTCGCCAGTGCGTGTGGAGCCGGGGGTTCACCCCATCCCTCAACGAGAAAGCGAACTTCCGCAAATTCATCCGCCAATGGTTCGGGCGTGACCTGACCGCAGCGGAGGAAGCCGAGTTCGACACCGAGGCGCTCCTCGGGAAGCCCGCGCAGGTCGTCATCACCCACGACCACGCTGACAACGGCAACACCTACGCGAACATCATTGCCTGCACCCCTTACAAGGGCAACGAACCGCTCAAGCCCTCGGGCAAGTTTACCCGCAAGAAGGACCGCGAGGCCAATGGCGAGGAAGCCAGCTACCGTGGGGCGGCCAAGCCCACCGAGCCGGTGCGTGAAGCCGAGGCGGTCGATACCACCCAAGCCGGTGATGATTGGGCGACCGTGAAGGTGCATGTCGGCAAACACTCCGGGCTGGAGGTCCGCGACCTCGATCCCGAGGCGATCGAGAAGTTGAACAAGAACTGGGTGCCGAATGCTGGCAACACAGCGGCAGATCAACGCCTTGCCAAAGCCCTCAAGCGCGCTCAAGAGGAACTCGTCGCGGCTGGGGCAGGGGAGGAATTCTAAAATGAGCGACACGCTCGAAATTGTTGTCTCGGGCAGTCTTCCCTGCCCGCAGATCGAGCTGTCGCCTGCGGCCTTCAACGCCAGAACCATGGCGTTGGAGGCGAGCGGGCGCATCAAGGCGATTGCCTCGGTGGCGGATCTCGACGCGGCGGCCGGCGCGCTGACGAAACTCAAATCCCTCACCCGCTCGGTGGAGGACAGCCGCAAGGAGGTGAAAGCCCCGGTCCTCGAGGTCGGCAAGCGCATCGATGCCACGGCGAAGGATTACCTCGCCCCGCTCGAGGTGGAGGCCAAGCGCCTCTCGGTGATTGTGGGGGCCTACCAAGAAGCCGCCAGGCGAAAATCCGAGAATGACCGCGAGGAAGCGGCTCGGGTGCAGGCCGAGGCTTTGGCAGAGTTAAACGCCAAGCAGGCGGAAGCTCTTGCGAATGGTGACGAGGCGGCAGCCGATGCCGCCCGCGCCGAGGCAGCGGACAAGATCGCGGCGAGCCAGTTGGCCGTGATCGATGCCGAGGGGCCGAAGCCCCAGGGAATCGTGACCAGAACCTCGTGGAAATTTGAGGTGGTGGACATCACCGCCCTCCATGCCGCCCGCCCGGAACTCTGCATCATCGAACCGAACAACGCCGCGATTCGTGCCGTAGTAAAAACAGGCGCACAAATCCCCGGCATTCGCATTTGGCAAGAGGCGGGAGCCATCGTGCGTGGGACAACCCAAATCAAGCCGGAGGAATACGATTACTGATGAGCGCGCCACTTATTCAAGAAGAAGAAAGGCGTTATGGATATATCAAAGGGATATATATTAACGACGAAATTGATATAATCCAAAGCAGAGGTTTATATGTTATCTTTGAAGACAATAATGTCTGGAAGGTTCCAGATTTAGAGCTTTTCAAGTTATTAAGCCAAAAACTAATAGAAGACGCATGGATCATTGAAAATACAGATGACCATGGATACAACAAGCTGTATATAAGTAAGAAGAACGGGAAATGGGAGGTTGAACTGCCATGACCCTCGCTGAAATCATGGCGGCCAAGGAGGCCAAGAAAGCCGCTGCCAAGCCTTCCAAGGCGGCCGGCCTCAAGATCACCCCGGAGAGTGAGCGGGCCGCATTGGCGGCAAGCATCAAGCAGTCGATGGATGCCTGCGCCCCAAAAGCCCAACCCCCGGCTCCGAGAGAGTTGGGGGCAATCACCCCAGGCGAGAAGATTCCCATGTCACATCCAGACCAGGGGGCGCCGGATGCGGAGTGGGAGTGGTTCGACTCGATGCACTCCTTCGAGAGCGACCTCGGGATCGTGATCGATCCGAACGGGGAGCAGGCGTGGATCGCAGTGAAAGCCTTCAAGACCAAGCCGCCGATCCTTCTCCACCGCCTCCCACTCCTCAACCGCAAACGCCTCGAGTTGGATCCGTTTTGACCCATGACGACGACGCTGAATCCTCCCGCATCGCAAGCGAACTCCTCGCAGCTTACCGAATGGGCTATCTCACCGGCGGCGACGACCCCGAGGCGCGTTTCCTCGCCAAGGCCATCCACCTCTTTCGGGGGCGGGTCGCCGAATACTGAGCAGGCGATCCGGCTTTCGCCGGGGCAATCCGCTGCCGTGGACCTCATCCAATCGGGGGCGAATGTTTTCCTCTCCGGTATGGCAGGCACGGGGAAATCCACCGCACTCTTGCAATACATCGGGCAGGCATTTTGCCGGGTGGATGTTTGTGCCACCACGGGGATCGCGGCCCTCAACCTCCAAGATCAATTTCGCAAGAATGCCGGCGTGGGGATCGCAGCGCATACGATCTACCGCTGGGCAGGCATGGCACTGGGGCCTGCGCCAGGGCAACGGTTTGAGGACTATCTGGCTTTCCTCCAAAAGAAGCCGGTGCCATTTTCCCGCCATTCGGCCTTTGCCCGAGTGAAGGCAGCCGAGTGCCTTGTCATCGATGAGATTTCCATGTTGCCGGGGCGGATTCTCGACTACCTCGATTTTCATTGCCGCACAATCCGCAAGAGCGACCGGCCCTTTGGCGGCATCCAACTCGTGGCCGTGGGGGATTTCCTCCAACTCCCTCCCGTGGCGAAGGATGGGCGCTACGATTGGGCATTTGCCTCCGAGGCGTGGCGCGTGGCGGGATTCCGCAATGCCTACCTCACAACGATCCACCGCCAGAAGGAACCCCTCTTCACCGAGGCGCTGAACAACTTCCGCGAGGGGCGCATCTCCAAAGCCGTGGCGGACACTCTCACTCAGCGGGTGAAGATGTTCGTGGATCGCCGCGTCGTCCGGCTCATGACGCACAACGCCCAAGTGGACAAGTGGAACACCTACCAAATCGGCGAGATCGAATCTCCCGAGGTGAGCTACGAGGCGGAATTTACCGGAGCCGAGCACGAGGCGGATTTTCTCGCCAAGAACTCGATCACCCCGAGCCGCCTTACGATCAAACGCGGTGCGCGTGTGATGGCGACCTGCAACATGGAAGTGCCGGACGAGGAAGACAAAGACAAGAAACACACGGTGGTCAACGGCCTCTGCGGCACCGTGCAGGACATGGAGCCGGACTCGGTTTGGGTGGCCTTTGACAATGGCGAGACGGTCAACATCCCCAAGCGGTCATCCCAATTCGACCCGCAACGCGAGGACTCGGCGACCATGACACAAATCCCGCTCCGCCCGGCCTACGCCCTCACGATCCACAAATCCCAAGGTCTCACGCTCGACCGCGCCCACATCGACATCCGGGCCGCCCGTGAGCCGGGGCAGGCTTATGTGGCCCTCTCCCGCCTTCGGTCCCTCTCGGGCCTCTACCTCAAGGACTGGATCAAGGGCGTCCATGTCTCCGAGGCGGCGATCAATTTTTACAAGAATCTCAAATGACAACACAACTCGACCTTTTTGGAACCCTCCCGAACGAACGCCTGCATCGCTATTGGCGCCGGCGTCTCCGTGATTGGCCGAGGGAGGTTTTCGAATCCCGCCATCACATCCACACAACCGGATGGAGCATGGCTGCCCAAGGGTGCTGGTTTGCTGACCTCCTGCACCGCGATGGGGCGATGGGAGAGATGGAATACATCCGGTGGCAGGACTTCGAGCGCCGGATCAAACGCTGGGAACTCAAGAAACTTAATCAATGAAATCACTCAAAACCAACATCTCCCTTTTCTCCAACGCCTTCGCCGATGAACCGGACGAGGCGATCACGCTGGAAGCATTCTTCCAAGGAGTGAAGGCTGGCCGCTGGGGGCGCCAAGTGGACATCCTGCGCGAACACCTCAAGCGGGGGGACGAGCCGCGCTACACGGCCAAGAAGCGCGACCTGCCAGCGGTCACGATTTCCTGCCATTGCCTCTCCCGTGAGCGTGACCTGTCTCCCGAAGCGAAGGCGATCACGCACAGCGGGTGGCTCCAGGCGGATTTCGATCTGAAGGACAACCCGATCCTTGCCGATGATTCCGTGGTGCGGGCCAAGCGGGCGGAACTCCTCGCCGATCCCTATGTCGGCGCGGTCTTTGTGGGTCCCTCGGGCCAAGGGCTGAAGGCGGTGGTATCAATTGATCCCGAGAGTCACAAGGATTCATGGTTCGCGGCGGAACTCCACTTCTCCGAGAAGCATAAGCTCAAGCTGGACAAATCGACCAAGGACCCGATGCGCCTGTGCTTTGTGTCGAGCGATCCGGACATGGAGACCTCGGACACTTTCCAACCGATCCCCGTGCCGGACAAAATGCCGGAGCGTCAAGAGACATGGCGCCCACCCGTGGAGACGACAGCGGCAGACATCGCCGAGATGCTTCGATTCATCCCGCCGCGCCCGGATTACGATACCTGGCTCAAGGTCGCCTCGGCAGTGTGGAGCGTCCTGCCCATGGTGGATGGCGCCCGGCTCCTGCACCAATGGTCGCCGGAAGAGAAGGAGGGCGAATACGCCGGCAAACACAAGGCGCGCCTCAAGCAGGTAGGAGTCGGCACCTTGGCGCACCTCGCCAGCCAGCATGGATTTGATGCCCGAGCGGCATGGAAACGCAAACGCTGGGCAGGCCAGATCCGGTTTGCGGATTCCACCAGCGGACCAGGGCAAGGGGAAGACCCGCTCGCCGGGGGGGATGTAGCAGCTATTGCAACAGAGATTTCCCGCGAGCGCGTGATGGTGGCCTTTGGTCAGGCACACAAGGGCGATGCCCGCCTCTGGGCAGAACTCCGCCGTGGCCTGCGCGTCTGGAACATCCACGCCAAGACTTGGATGGTCTACGAGGATGGCCTCTGGCGCCGTGACACAGGGAACTCAACGATCCTCGATATTTCGGACACCCTGACCGATGTCTACCAACGCGTAGCCGATTCGATCCGCGCCGAGATGGCGGCCAATCCCGCCGACGAGGACAAAAAGGATCCGCGCATCAAGGAGATCAAGAGCCTCGAGGAGCGCTGCCACAAGCTCTGCCACTCGGAATACCTCGGATCGGTGGAGCGCATCGCCAAGTCGGAGATGAACCTCCCCGCCACGGCCTTTGATGCGAACCCCGAAATCCTCGTGGTGCTCAATGGCACACTAGATTTCAGCGAGGGGATTTTCCGTGGTCATCGGGCCTCGGATTACGCCACGACCCGCTCGCCGATCAACTTCGACCTCTCCGAGCAATGCCCGAAGTGGGATGCTTTCCTCAAGCGGTTCATCCCGGATGTCGAGACGCGGGTCTATCTGGCGCGGGCCTTTGGCTATTCTCTGACCGGCCGCGTCCACCACGACGCTCTCTTCTTTGCCTACGGCAAGGGAGCGAATGGAAAATCCACCCTCTTCGGTGTGCTCAAAATCCTCCTCGGCGACCTCATGACCACGGTCCCGATTGCGGCTCTCCTCGCCGCCAAGTCGGACAACAATTTCGACTATTACAAGGCGTCGATGGAAGGAAAGCGCGTCGTTCTCACCGACGAAATCCCCGAGGGGCGGAAATTGGCCGATAGCCAGGTCAAGGCGATCACCGGCGGCGATGCCATCAATGCCCGCCGGCCGTTTGAGCAACCCTACGCCTTTTTCCCCACCCACAAGCTCTGGCTCATGGGCAACCACAAACCGGATGTCCAAGGCACCGACGAGGGAATCTGGCGCCGTGTCCACATGATCCCCTTCACCGTCACGATCCCAGAGAACGAACGGCGCGAACGCCACGAAATCCTCGGGGAATTTGAAGCGGAGGCGGCCGGCATTCTGAACTGGGCGATCCGTGGTCTCCTCGAGAGCCGCGACATCGGCCTGCGCCCGCCGCCCCAAGTCGTAGAGGCGACACGGAACTACCGGGAGGAGAGCGATCAATTTGGATCCTTCCTCATCGAATGCACCGAGAAGGACATAACGGGCCGCTGCGGGATCGGAACGCTGGCCAAGACTTATGCCATCTGGTGCGACCAGAACAGCGAGGCGCCACGCTATCGGGGGACACGCCAACTCCGAAAAGTGATGTCCGAGCGGGGCTACCACATCGAGCCGGATCGGAACGACCACCCGACCATTCACGGGATCAAACTCAAATTGGAGGAGAAGAAAGATGCCTTTGGATTATCCGCTTAAATCAAAAGGATGCCTCCGAATCCCCGCGAATCCCGCGCGGGGTTTGCGGGGTTTCCAGACCATCCTATTTCTTGAGATGCCCAAAAAGTCACTTTTGAGGGGTATTTCTGCGGGAAATGCGGGATTGGCGGGATGGTTCATATTAAATGTTAGGAACCTATTTTTGTCTTCTGTGTTTCCCACGGAGCTAGGTTGCACCCCCCCTCTTTTCCCGCATTTCCCGCACCCCCGTTTTTTCCCGTTTTCCTATGCCACCCTTCACCCAACACGACCTTGAATCCCTTGGATACACCCTGCAACCCGACGGCTCCTTCTCCCGAGCCGGTCATCACCCTTCACCTGCCCGGATACCTGACCCCAAGCCTCAACCGGCTCTTCGGCAAACACTGGAGTGCCAGCCACCGCGAAAAACAACTCGCCCGGGCCGCGTTACTCTCCGCATTACGCGCCACGCCTGCCGACTCCTCGACGCCGACAATTTCGCAGGCGGCTGCAAACCTCTCATCGACCAGCTCCGATACGCCGCCCTCATCCCGGACGACGACCCGGCGAGCGTCGAACTCCAATTCCGCCAGGAGAAAGTCACCAAGAAAACCCTCGAAATGACCACCATCGAAATCACCCAGCCATGAGCAAACGCAAAAAACCCAAATTCGGAGGGCGCGGGAAGATCATCCAAGAGGTGTCCGGCTATCGGGAGTTTCGAGAAGCCTGGCTCGCCAACATGCTCGAAGAGATGTCCGCCGCCTGCGACCGCTTTTGGAGCAAGACGCCCGAGCGCCGGAAAATCGAGGCCGCACGCCTGCGGTCAGGATTCAACTTTGGACACTCTCATGAATAACTCATTCACCGCAAGAAACGGCGAGCCTGCCTATATGCCTGACTACGACCTCGACACCCCCGAGGACACGCTCGCCGATGAACTCGGCACGACGCCGGCCGTGGCTCGCAAGGTCATTGCGATGCTCCAAGCCGCCGAAGTGCGCCAGCAGGCGTTGACCCTCGGCAAAGTCGTCGGGCTTTTGCTCGAGACGAACAACCTGCCGGTCATGGCCAACGCGATCGCTTTCGCGGCTGGCCTTGACCAGCTCAACGGCAAGATGTCCCAGGCGCAGGTGGCTCGGGAGCTAAAGGTCACACGCGCCCTCGTCTCCCATTATGTCGTCGGCGTGAGGGATTTCCTCTCAGGCAAAAGCCAGACATTCGACTGCACCAAGTTCCGTAAGTCCAACAAGTCGCGCCAGACCTTCAGAGAGAAAGCGACCGATCCATTCACGGCGGCCAAGGCGGCTGCCATCGCCAGATACAAAGCCAGCAACCACATCACCACAAAATGAAACTAATAGACACAACCATGTTCACGCTCCATGCGCTGAACTTACCCGACACCCTCACCCCCGCCGAGTGGACGAATATCCACAAGGACATCCTCGTTTGCAAGCGGGCCGCCTCCAAGTGGCTCAGCCAGTCGAGGGACTACAGCACGGCACGCTGGGGCATGGAGTTTACCGCCGACACCGAGGCACAGCTCGAGCTAGACCTCGGGCTCACATTGGCAGACGAGAAGCCAACCCTCAACCCTGACGACAAGACCAAGGCCATCGTGACCATCGAGGGATTGAGCCAGAAGTTCACCGTATGGGAGAGGAAGATGAGCGATGACATCGGCAAGTGGGACCGCGACCGGCTCGAGCGCGCACTCGAGCTACTCACGCCAATGGAGGCGACAGCCGCACGGATCCGCCAACTCCTCGCGTGACCTGCCCAACCTGTGGCACCGACACCCGAGTCATTGCAACCCGCGACGGATACAGGCGCAGACTATGCAAGGCCGGGCATCGGTTCGTCACCATCGAACAGGCGCACGAAACGAAATTCCCATGGCTATCCAAACCCAAGCGCAAACCATTGAAGAAGAAAAAGAAACCAAAGCAAGACGACAAATGGATCGAACGCATCAACGCGAAGCTGGCCGACTCCGAATGAGGGGGGTGGCATGGGAACCCTACCGAAATGGTTCAACCATCGCAGTTTGCCAGTCGCTCGTCATTCTTTTGAGCGTTGCATAATTTGACATCGTTGCACAAGCCGTGGGAATCACGGAATTAAGCAACGCGTTAAACATCGACAAGTCGGTCGTCTCTCGCCTCGTCAAGAAAGGCATGCCGACGACCAGCGTGGACGCCGCCCAGGCGTGGCGCGAATCGAACGCACCGCCGCGCGCCAAGCGTGGCCAGCGCGGCACACCCCCACCGGCGCCGAAACTCTCAAAGGTCGCCGAACCTCCGAGAGTGTCAGAGCCTGCCGAGCCTCTGCCAGTTCCTCCGCCGCCGCCGGTTCACGACAGCGCACCCGAGCCGGACGACGAGGACAACACGCCGCGCCAATCCCTCCGCCGCGCCCGCCTTGCTGAGAAGGTCGGCTACAACGAACTCGTCATCTGCAAGCGCAACGGCGGATCGGTCGAAGACATCCGCAAGGCAAACCAAATCTACATCGCCAGCCGGAACAACCGCATCAAGGCCGAGAAGGATTTCAAAGACTGGCAACGCCAGGAAGCCATCACCCTCTTTTACGACGAAGCGCGCGACATCACGAGCCGCCCGCACATCACCGCCAAGCAGCTCCTCGAAGTCATGCCCAAGACCCTCGCCACCCGGTTGCACGGCCAACCGCAGAAAACCATCGAAGCCACCCTCGCCGAGTGGGCCGACAACCTCACGACCATCATCCGAAAAGCCATATGACCATCGAACACCTCAAAACCTCCGACCTCATCCCCTACGCGCGCAACGCGAAAAAGCACGACGCCAGCCAAGTCGCCAAGCTCGCCGGGAGCATCCGCGAATTCGGCTTCACCAACCCCGTCCTCATCGACAACGACAACGGCATCATCGCCGGTCACGGCCGCGTCCTCGCCGCTCAATCCCTCGCCCTCGAGTCCGTCCCCTGCATCCGCCTCGGCCACCTCACCGACACGCAGCGCCGAGCCTACATCCTCGCCGACAACCGCCTCGCCGAAATCGGCGGTGGGTGGGATGAGGAAATGCTAAAGCTCGAGCTGGCGGATCTCGCCGCTCTTGATGTCGATGTCGCCGAGATTGGATTCGGCGCTGAAGACCTCGCCGAGCTGGAGATGGAAGACGAGGCGGAAAAATCAGACGCCGACGCCGAGCCACAGATCGACAAGGCCGAAGAACTCCGCGCCAAGTGGGGCGTCGAGCCAGGGCAACTTTGGGAGCTTGGCGCGCATCGGATTCTGTGTGGCGACTCCACGATCCCAGAGCATGTGGCGAAGCTCATGGGCGGGGAGAAGGCAAAGCTCATCCACGCCGACCCGCCCTACGGCATGGGCAAAGAAAAAGACGGGGTGGAAAATGACAACCTTTACCGCGAAAACCTCGACGCCTTCCAAATGGAATGGTGGCGAGCGATTCGGCCACACACCGAAGACAACGCCAGCGCCTACATCTGGGGGAATGCCGAGGACTTGTGGCGGCTCTGGTATGTCGGTGGATTGACAAAATCCGAACGCCTGACTTTTCGGAATGAAATTGTTTGGTGGAAAGGGAACTCAACGACCGGCCGAGTTGTAGGAATGGGGCAAGCGACAAGCGCCGGTAGATCATACTCGGAACTTTCTGAGCGCTGCCTTTTCTTCATGCTTGGCGAGCAGGGATTCAACAACAACGCCGACAACTATTGGGACGGGTGGGAGCCGATCAGGTCATACCTTGTTTCTGAAAAAGAAAAAAGCGGACTCACCAACGCCGACATCTTAAAAATCACCAGCACTTACCACACTCACTACTGGGCGACATCTCAGTGGTGCTTTCCGACTGAGAGCGATTACAAGGCCATCCAAAAAGCCGCAAAAGGAAAAGCCTTTAAGCGAGAGCACGACGAACTCAAGCGAGAGCACGACGAACTCAAGCGAGAGTTCTACGCCACCCGCGCTTTCTTCGACAACACGCACGACAATATGACCGACGTTTGGTCATTTCCTCGCGTCACTGGAGAAGAACGCCACGGGCACGCCACACCAAAACCCGTCGAGATGATGAAGCGCGTCATGCTTTCAAGTTTGCCCAAGGGCGGAATATGCGTGGAGCCTTTCGGCGGCAGTGGCTCAACTTTAATGGGGGCAGAAAATACAGGCCGCAAATGCCGCGCCATCGAAATCTCGCCCGCCTATGTCGCCGTGGCGATCCAGCGATGGGCCGACGCCACCGGCAAGGAACCCAAGCGCCTCGCATGACCCCCGCCGCCGAAGCCCTACGCGAACACCTCCGCTCGATCTACGCGCCGATTGACCGGCGCACCGTCACCGAGTGGTGCGCTGACGAGGTGATATTGAGCGAGCGGCAGACGCAGATGCCCGGAGCATTTTCGACACGCCTCACGCCCTACCTCCGCGAGCCGCTCGAGTGTTTCGGTGATGTCGATGTTTCCGACCTCGTGCTGGTCTTTGGAACGCAGACCGGCAAGACGACGATGGTGCAAGCAGGCACGGCATGGCGGATCGTGAACAAGCCGCAGCCGGTCGTGTGGGTCATGCCCACCGAAGGCCTCGCCCGATCCTTCTCCGAGACGCGATGGCTCCCGCTCTTCGACGACAGCGCCACGCTCGCCGCACAGAAGCCAGCGGACCGGCACCGATTCAAAAACCTCGAGCAACATTTTTCGCGGTGCTCGCTCGTCTTCGTCGGCAGCAACTCCCCTGCGAACCTCGCCAGCCGCCCCGCTGGACTCTTGCTGATGGACGAGGTGGACAAATTCGCCAGAGAGACCGACCAAGAAACCTCCGCGCTTTTCCTCGCAGAGAACCGCACCAAGTCATTCGTCGGCGCGCTTCGCGTCAAGACCAGCACGCCTACCACGCCGGACGGCGCAATATGGCAGGAATACCAGAAAGGCACGCAGGAAAAATTCATGCTCGCCTGCCCGCACTGCCACGAGCGCATCGAGCTGTTGTGGGAGCAGGTCAAGTGGGACACCGACGCGAAAGTGGCCGGCAAGTGGAACATGGCCCGCGTCGAGGAGTCCGCGCGCTACATTTGCCAGCGGTGCCAAGGCGAGTGGAACGACGGCCAGAAAATCGAAGCCCTCCAAGATGGCAAGTGGCAAGCCACAAACCCCAGCGCCCAGCGCGGCTTCCGCAGCTTCCACCTGAACTCCCTCTACGCGCCGTGGCGCTCCTGCACATTCGGCGCGCTCGCGGTGAAATTCCTACGCGACAAGGACACGCTCAACGGCCTGCAAGATTTCACCAACAGCACGATGGCCATGCCGTGGGAGCAGGTCGAGACCAGCATCGGCGACGCCAACATTCTCAGCCTGCGCGGCGACTACACGCGCGGCACCTGCCCCATCGAACCCGCGCATATCGTGACCTGCGCCGACATCGGCCAGGATAAACAGCACTGGGCCACGGTGGCCTTCGACGCCAACGGCCAGAGCTATGTCCTCGACTACGGCACCACGCTCACCATCGAAGACTTGCTGGCCGACTCGCCCCGCCGCATCTACCGCACACCCAGCGGGCAGGAAGTCTGCCCCGAGTGCGGCCTCATGGATTCCGGCTTCGCCACCTTCCGCGTTTACACCGCCTGCCAAGTGAGCGCTGGATTCTGGCACGCCGCCAAAGGCTCCGGAGCAACCTTCGGCAGCCGCATCGGGCGCACCGTCATCGAAGACTTCCCCGGCGTCGTGCTTTACACCTTTGTCGACCACGCCATCAAAACGGAACTCTTCATCGACCGCATCCGAAACGGCAAGCCCCCACTCGCCATCCCGCGCGATACCACCGAAGACTTCCTACGCGGCATGAGCGGCCAGCGCCTCGTCCCCCGCAAGACCGCCACCGGGCAAGAGTTCGTGTGGAAATCCGTGGCGCAAGATCACTACATGGACGCCGTAAAACTCTGCCATATCGCGTGGCACATCTTGAAAAACTGAACATCTCGGCGCGCTCACCGAAATGACCCCCGCCCGCCGCGCTAGGTTTTAAGCGGCTCCGCAAGCCTTCAAAATTATTTTCTTTTTTTGATAAAAAGTTGTTGACGAGAAATCAAGAGGGTGTATTTTGTCCATAGATCAAAGCCACCACGGCGACGACGAAAACCAAAAACCAAAAACCAAAAACCAAACGAAAAATGAAAATGATCAACGCCATCAAAAAACTGAACAAAGCCGGATTTCAAATAAGCGAAAAAAACGACATTTTTTATGCAAAAAAAGAAGGGTGCGAAAACATCATTGAGTTCTTTCGTAGCGGGACTTCTGAAATTGTAGCGAGCATCAGATGCCTACATGAAAATGCTCAAGACGACACCATGAGCGATTACTGGGCAGGTTCTTGGTGTGAAAATATCACACAAGCCATCAAAAGCGCCACGAACTAACCCCACCCGGCGCGGGTTCGATCCCCGCGCCACCAACCAACACGAAAAAAATGAAAACCTCAGATAAACAACTCTACAACGCACTGGCTTACCTCGTCCTGTTCGGCAAGCAGTTGAAAAACACGCTTGAGGAACTAACCTTCGCCATCGAAAAATCCGAGAGCCTCCTCATCGCCCACAACCTCAAATCCACCACCCGCTCGAAAAAATGAAAACTGAAATCAAATTCAAAACCATCGGAACGCGAGCCATCGTCTCAAAAGAAATCACCCCCGCGCAGGCTGCCGAAATCCTGCAAAAGAACCCGACCCTCACCCAAGTGGACACGCCCTCCGGCTACTACCCAAGGCCATGAGCAAAAAGCCCACCACCCACGGCGGCCCGCGCAAAGGATCGGGCCGCCCCAAAGGAGCGAAATCAAAAAACGCCAAAGGCCGAACCGCCGTCACGCGCAGCGTCTCCATGCAGCCCGAGAGTTGGGCCAAGCTCGACCGCCAGCGCGGCGACCAGTCACGCGGGAAGTATATCGAGTCCCGCCTTTGAATTCCTCCCCCTCTGTGTCCTTTGACTCGCTCGCTCCCGCGAGTCTCGCCCTTCGGGCCAACCTTCGGTTGCTCTACCTCCCGCCTGCCACGGCGTTCGGTTGTGGTTAAACCGCTGATTCTTTGACACGCCCGCCGAGGCGTGACCGACCTCGACAAAATCAGCGGCGTTAAAAGCTACCTCCGCCGCACCAAGAACACCGCCGAACTCCAGGCGCTCGCCGACGCGGCTTTTCTTTCTGCGTCCGAGGAAGTCGTCATAACCTCCATTTCCGGCGACGGCACCGCCTCCAGCGGACAGGTCAGTTTCCCAAAATGGCTCCTCCTGCAAGCCCTCGAAGAAATCCTCGCTGAGCCAAACGGCCGGCAACTCTGCACGGTCCTCGACCGCTCGTTTTTCACGACCCCCGTTTGACACGGCCCTCGGAGTCAATGGCTCCGAAAATCAAGAAATCAAGTTGGGGTGGTCCGCGCCCCGGTGCCGGCCGTCCTCGCAGAGACCCACAAGCAGCGGCCTTTGAAGGAGCGGAGCACTCCCGCGAGCGCTCCTTGATTGTCATGAATACCTACGAGCCCAAGCGTGAACTCGCGCCACGGACTCGCATGGAGCTGATGCAGCGCGCCCGCTGGCTTTACAACAATTTCGGCACCGCCTCCTATCTCATCGAGCACCTCGCCCAGCGCGCCGTCGGAACCGGCATCGTCCCCAAGGCCCGCACCTCCGACACCGCATGGAATCGCCAAGCCGAGCGCGCCTTCGAAGACCGCGCTTGCGGTGATGCGTGGGCTTTCGATGCCAGCGCCCAGGTGAATTTCTACGGTGCGCAATCTCTCATCCTCCGCCAAGTCGCCTGCGACGGCGATT